TCAGGGGTTCGATCCCCCTATGCTCCACCAATCAGTAGTTTGGTCGAACTCTATCAGATCGGTAGTTTTCAAGCCGTCAGTATCGCCGATATTGAATTGGATAATAACATTGCCATCTGATAGAACGACCTTATACACAAATGCCTCGAGGATTCGCTTTTTAGTAGTTTCCTCGTCATCAAAATAAAAACCATCAAGGAAAACTTGCAGACCTGCTTTTATCGCTTCAAGTGATAATGTAGGTCCTTTTTTATTGGCTGCAATTTCCATCTTTAAGTCAGCTTTCTGTGCTTCCAATTCATCCAGTTTATCAAGCAGAGCCGTGGAGTCAGGTCTGTTGGCAAGAGCGTTGGTTATATTGTTTATCTGACGGGTAACATCTCTCAAAGCTTTTGTCTGGGCTTCTGTGGTCTCGTCTGCTGTGTTTTCGTTATTTTGCAATATAAATAGCTTATTTGCTAAGTTATCAAGCTCTGCGGGATCATTAAAGGTTGATTTTACCTGCTCGACAATAAAGTTTTCCAACTTCTCACGAGATATATTTTTTCTACATTTATTCTTACACTTGTAATAGTAATGCATGGTACCGGTTTTACTTGTACCACTGGTTCCCGACATTTTTTCGCCGCAAGCAGCGCAGTAAAGTTTTCCGCTTAATAAAAATTCACCCTTGGCGGTGTATGGTTTTTTCGTTGTTTTCATTTTCTTTTGCACCTTATAAAATAAACTATCATCCATAATTCTTGGTACTGCATTTTCAATCTCTGTCTCCCCATGAGTGTAAGTACCGATATATAATTTGTTTCTTAATATTCTTTTTATAGCGTCAGTCTTATATTCGTTTCCGGCAGGAGTTCTGATTCCATTTCTGGACAGGTACCTGCTAAGGGAAGCATAGTTATCTCCAGCTAAATACTTTTTATAAACCTCTACAACATATGGCGTAGTCTTTGGATCTATCTCGAAGTCTTTGTCTTCTGTGATGATATATCCGAGAGGTTTTACAAAGCCGCCGAGCCACTTAGCTTTCATTTCAGATTCACGCATTCCACGCTTTATCTTTCTGGAAAGTTCCTCTGAATAGTATTGCGCCCAGCCCTCCATGAGAGCTTCCATCAATATACCTTCGGGCCCATCAGGGATATTTTCAGCTGCGTAACATATCTTTATGCCAAGGTCAGCCAGTTTCTTTTTATAGATGGCAGAGTCATATTTGCTTCTTGAAAATCTATCTGTTGAATATACCACAAGCACGTCAAAAAGACCTTGCTCGGCATCGTTTATCATTCTTTGGAACTCAGGTCTTTTGTCCGTTTTTCCCGATATATGTCTGTCCGCATAGTGACCTATATATGAGAATCCTTTATTTTTTATGTATTGTTCGCAGGTACGGAGCTGGCCGTCTATGGACTGGTCTGTCTGATTAGGACCTGCTGAGTACCGTGCGTATATTACTGCTCTTGTCATGTTGTTACCCCTAAAAGCGGGTATAAAAATACCCGGGTTGTAATTTCCGGTCGAGCATGATACAATTTGTTTGTGAGACAGGACTGTATCATGCAGCCCTACAAATGAGCCCCACACGCCTCTCAACGATGCGAACCACGTGGGGTCTTTTGATTTATGCAATTTCACTTTTGAAATAGTTTTGTCCGTGTTCTTTAAAGCCATCAAGGTCACTAAACACTTTGCCGACAGTGTTCATTAGTGTATTTCTTGCAAATTTAGTTATTATCCCATTGTCAAGGTTGTTGAAGACAGCAACACTTTTAAATGGAATATTATTTTGTGCTAATTGCAGGCAGCAGATTGTAGTTTGCTGAGCCTTATTGGTGTCTTTTACCCCGAATAAGTATATCGGTTTATCCGCACCTCTAAAAACGTAGTCAATTTTCATTTCACGATATTCAGGTAAAGTTACGTCTTTATCGTATATATAACCAGTTAGTGTATTTTCAATTACAGAACTTAGATTTTCATAGAAAAGATCCGCTATAGATTCTCGGGAGAGAATATCTAAGCCACAAATTTGGTTTACTAATTGAGAATAGGTCATAATACCGGTATATATTTGTTCAGGAGAAACAGTAAGACATATGTTTCCTTCGTAATTTTCTGCATTTTTGGCCAAGATAATATCATTCAAAATTTTAGCTTTATTGTCTGTATCTATATCAAAAGTGTAAGATAGACGCATTAAGCTCATTCCATTATCAAAAATCTTAATATTACCATCATTAGATTCTTCTATATAAATGGACATCATGTCACCGTCTTCATGAAAAAGTGGTGCAATTAATTGGTAGATGCCATTGTTTTGTTCTTCCGCCCGAAATAAAGTTCCGGGTGTATTTTGTAGTAAGTTATTAATATCCATAATCAAACTCCTATAGATTTTCTAAATCCATTTTGAATTGTTGAGTTAATTCCAATTCATAATCGAAGATTCCATTAGGGTCTTCTATGTTGCAGAAAGCCAAAAAATCAACAACGGCTTGTTCGAAGCTATTAAATGTAGCCGCTTCCTTATACTTAGCTAGTTTGCGGTGATGGATTCGGTCATCCTCAGTATATAAATGCATATGATAGTTGTTATGTAAGTCCGATAGATTTCTTGCTGCGGATTGACCACCATGAGGACCTTGAAATCTAACTATAACAGTATCATGGTTAGCGAAAAAACTGGGACCGGCAATTCTAAGACCAACAGTGAAATCTTTATTTGGTGATTCTGCTAATTTTCTTATGAACATAATCATTTTCACATCGAGTTCGTTGCATGTGAGCTCAATATTCATACGATAATGACGATGTTCTAATTGTAATTCGGGACGTCTTTTTTTATCTATTATTTTTTTGCATTTTAAAATATCATCTACCGTTATCATACCACAAACTCCTTGTCATTACTATTAACATATAAGTTACAGCTTATTGGATAACCTTAAATAATCTATATATCTAAAATCCCATAATATATCAATGCTTCCTTTAAAAATCCTTCATCGGCATCTTTGCGCTGCAATGGAACTAAAATGGTATGTCGTCATCCGTTATAGCATTGAATGCAACATTTGTTACATCATCAACAATAGCATCGTTTTTATTATATTGTTTTAAATAACCTTTTTCATAATATGTTGCTTTTTTGCCACAATAAGGACAAAATCGTGCGTTTCCAGGGAATGCTTCACCAACATGGTTGCATTGCTCTTTGTTCGTACATGTATTAATCATCATTTTCCCGCAAATCATGCAGAACTTTGAATCAACCAAGTTTTCTTCATTATCACATTCAAAACATTTTTCCGGACGATTATTTTTGTTTAATTCAACTCCAGGATATCTTGCCATTTTTTCCTCCAAGGTATAATTTAATGAGTTTCCACATATAGGGCAGTATTTTGCGAAGTTATCATATAACATGTAGTTGCATAAAGAACAATGCTTACGTGCCCCTGCAATAGAGTATGTTCTTGAGAGTGCTTTATCATGATTATCCCATTTCTTGGGATGGTCATTTCTTTTATACCATTTGATGTAGTCATTATACCTAGTGGAAGCAGCAGCCGATGATATTTTACATATATTCATTAGTTCACGTTGTGTTTTTATGTGAGATGCATACAATCCAACATGTGGAACTAACATGTATGCAGCGAAACAATCAGCTTCATCCTCTAACAGTTTATACGTGCTTCTTGTTAGAGAACTGCGGTACACACGAGTTTGGTTGTAAGTAACTAAATGTTTTAGGCATATATGGCCTAGCTCATGTGCTATATTCCAACGGTATCTATTACTTTGCATTCTTGTTTTGTCAATATCATTATAAAAAATAATATATCTATCCATGCCAGCATGATAGTCGGTGCAAGCATCGTAACTATTTGTGAATGTAATCATATCTTCATATGAAAGCTCAAACTTTTCCATGTGTATGCTATAAGGAATGAGAACACAATTTCCTATAGCACTTGGAAGGTTATGGATCATTATAGGTAAAGAACGTTCCATATAAGTCAGATAATTAAAATACATGCTTACAATATATCTAATCTGTTTTTTGCGCTCCTTACTTATCATCTTCTTTAAAATATTCGCCAAAAGCAATTTCGAGCATTTGCATCATTTGTTCTTTTTTTTCATCAGTCATATCTTTCCTTGCTCGCTGTATTCTTCTTATGTCTTGATCAGCATTTTCAAGCGAAGTGGAATTTGATGCTTCACGAGGTTTTTGGGATGCATTTGTTGTTTTAGTGGGACAGTCAGTTCTACCAAGTAAGAAATCCATGTCAACATTAAAAAAGTCGGCAATAGTCTCCATCGTTTCAAAATCAGGCTCACGATTACCATTTTCGTACATGCTGACAGTGCTTTTGGAGATTCCTAACTTGGTGGCCAATTCATCCTGTGTTAAATTGTGTTCTAAGCGTAGCTGTCTTAATACTGTTTGAAAATTGCTCATATTATTATCCTCTTTCAATGTATATACATATGATAACACGAATTGTGAAGAATGTAAAGGAGAAGTTTACAAAATGTGTTGACAGGATGTGTGATTAGTGCTATATTACAAATGTACACAGAACGTAAACGAGGAGGTGAAACAATGGATTTGCAGAAAGTAAGTGAAAGATTAACTAAGTTAAGAGGAGATGAGAGCCAGGCAAAGGTTGCCGAAGTGATTGGAATAAGCGCATCAGCACTGTCTATGTACGAATGCGGTGAAAGAATGCCAAGAGACGAAATTAAGGTAAAACTTGCAGCATATTACAAAACGACGGTTGAGGCGCTTTTTTACGCCTAAAAAGTACACGAAGTGTAAACGAGGGTCGGACAGCAAAGGAGCTATAACTAATGGAAATTCAAAACACACAATCTAATTTACCTGTCACTATAGAAGACTTATCAAAGTTTGTTTTGGTAGGTAGGGAGAAACTGGTAGCTGTAAAAGCAGAAATAAGGGCAATTGACAAAGTGGGGTTGGCAACAGAGGTTAGGAATCAGAAGAGAGATGAAGCGCGGATGCTTTCAGAAGCACTTCTAGATGCCGAAATGAGAATTGGTGAAATCACTAAATCCATTCCCAAAGCCACAAAGGGCAATCAGCACACTGGGAAAATGGTAAGCGACAGTGGTGTCGGTCACCAAACTTCAAAAAAAGAAGTAGTTGAAAATTTAGGGCTTAATATGAAACAGGTTGAGCGATTTGAAACCCTTGCAAACAATCCCGACATAGTGGAGCAAGTCAAGGCCGAAGCTCGTGAGAATGACGATTTACCTACAAGGACGCAAGTCATTAATCTTGCAAAGGAAAAAGCTCGCAGAGCGATGGTAGAAAATGAACAAATAGATAAAGATTTTGAAGTGTATCAAGAATACAGGAAAATCTGTAATTCGATGATTGCTCTCGAAAAAATTCGTTCTGATATAGGAAAGAAAAGAGCGATATGTCGAATGGCATTAGTTACGCCTGATGGGCTTGATTCGGAAATCGAGTATCTAACTTTCAGGATACAGCTTTTAGATGACATTAGAAATTATTTTTTAAATGCGAAATTGAAAGGAGGTAAATAACAATGGGAAGAAGTAAATATCTTGAACCGAAAGCGAGAGAAAGAATTAACAAGATTCTTGATTTGAGAGGTGAGATGTCTTTGGAAGAGATGGTTGAGCTTGTTATGCCACATATGGTATTTGATATTGATACCATGAAACTACAAACAACTAAAATGGTTTGCAGAAATATAGTAGCGAGCAGAAAAGACTGGAGTGGAGTAAGGACGACATTTGCAGTCAAGGAAAGCAAAGAATCTGTTTATGTTGATATCGATAATTGCAATGATGTTTACAGAGTCAGAAAAGTTGAAGAACTTCTTAAAGAAAAGGAACAGGGAATTGCAAAGTCTCGTATCAAGGCAAAGAATAGAAGGCTTGTGCTTGAAGGGCAGATAACAATGGATGAATATGTGAGTTCTAAATCCGAAGTAGGATAATTTATATCATATGCAACACAAAAAGGACAAGCAGAAAGGAGGATTTTAAGATGTTAGAAGTAGATACTACAGAAAGTGCTATTGTAGAAAACTATGCTTTAAAAGCATTATTAAAAGCCATTACTTTATATTACGAAATGGAGGGAAACAGGATAGATGAGATAACAAAGGAGCAATACCATGAAGATTAAAACAGCAATAATTACCATATGTATATTCGGCGTACTGGTAGTAATCGCGGCATACATACAGCGTGGTGAGTGGGCAATTGGAGTAGAGTGGTTATTGCCGTTTGTAGCCGCGGCGGTGGTGCCGCTAAAAGGAGGAAGTCATGAGAGCTAACCTAAAGAAAGCCCGGCAGGACGCAGGGCTGACACAGAAAGCTGTTGCAGAGTATTTAGGTGTAACTGAAAGACATTATCAATATATAGAAAATGGAGCGAGATTAGGAAAAATTGAATATTGGGATAAGCTCGAGGACCTTTTTAATATTCAACAGAGGGAACTGCGTGAAATTCACGGCAAAGAAGATAATCGAGGGACACTTCAAAAAAATCAGCAAGCGCAATAAGTTTTTCGATATTCGGTTCTGTGCGAGCAGTTTCCCAACCTTGGAATGTGCGTACAGAGACACCCATGAGCTTAGCAATATCTTTTTGCATGAGAGCTGATTGCAGGCGTAGCTCTTTTAACCGTTCATTAAATTTCATTAGAACCTCCTTGACACGAACAAAACTGTCGTGTATAATCAAAAGTAAACATGAACAAAACTGTCGTGTTGAAATGTGGTTATTTAATAAAATATTCTATCATATTTAAGGAGGAAAACCAATGTTGATGTATGGAATTTATGAAACGGAAACGGTATGTGCAAATTGCAGACATTTTTATCAGCACTATGTGAAAAGCGGAGGAATGACTTTTACACCTTGTAATTCAGGGCATTGTTCATATCCAAGATTAAAGGACAGAAGCCCAGCTGATACGTGTAAACATTTTGAATCAAGGATTGTTTTTAAGAGGAGGTTAGAAAATGAAAGCGATAAAATTAGCGTTTAATACGCTTTGTATAGCTGGATTCATAGTTTTTATGTCGATTCCCAGCACGATAGAAAATTTTATATGAAAAAGCACCCACATACGGAATTGCAGTTCCGTGGGTGCAAAACAAATACTACAACTATACTTTACATTATTGCAATGAAAATTGCAAGTCAGGAGTGAAAATATGAATATAACAAATCAGAGCCTCTATGAGCTTACAGGAGATTTTTTAACACTTATGAACATGCTTTACGATGAAGACGTAGATGAAGAGTCCCTGCTGGACGCTTGCGAGCACATCGAGGCGCAGATCGAGGATAAAGCGGATGGATATGCAAAGATTATAAAGGGACTGGAAGTCAACGCTAATGGAATCAAGGCGGAGGAAAAGAGGCTGAGGGAAAGACGCGAGAAGCTGGAGAAGCGTGTCGATTTTCTGAAACATAATCTCGAAGGCAGCATGAGGGCTATGGGAAAGACCAAATTTAAGACCGATCTGTTTAGTTTCGGAATCCGCAAGAATCCGGCGTCTGTAAAGATCGCCGAGCCAGCTGCGTTCATAGAGCGATGCCAGAAAGACGGCAGAGATGATCTGCTGAGGTTTAAGGATCCGGAGATTAATAGGACTGCTGTAAAGAACGCGATTCTGAAAGACGGCGAGGTAATAGACGGTGCTGAGGTAGTGCAGACTGAGGGTCTGCAAATAAGGTAGGAGGTGCAGCATGGGAGCATTACTGATCAAAAGGAAGTATCCGGAAAGAAAGCCATGCAATGTAGTAAAGATAAATAACGAAGCAAGTAGGATCCTGACGCAGATTACAAATGAAACGGGAATCCCTAAGTATAAACTGGCGTCCGAGATGATCCTATACGCATCTGAGAATATCAGAATAATAGACCCAGATGAAGAAGAGGAGGAAATCAATGGCTAAGGTAATTTGTATCATGGGCGAAAGTGGCGCAGGAAAGACCACATCGCTTAGAACATTGAATCCAAAAGAGACCTTATATATCGACTGCGATGGTAAGGGGCTTTCGTGGAAGGGCTGGAAGAAACAGTACAGCGTGGATAATAAAAACTATCTGAGGGTAGACGATAAAGATGTTGTTCTCAGAACGATCATGAGAGTGAACGGTGAGAATATCCTCGGGGACAGGGAAGATATGGAAGTTCAGAACCCACTTACGCATTTTAAATATGTCGTGATCGATACTCTCAATTCTATCATGGTGAGCGACGAAATGAAACGGGCAAAACAGAAGGGGTATGACAAATGGCAGGATTTAGCAGCTTCGGTATATTTGCTTATTAAATGTGCTAATAGTATGAGAGATGATCTTACGGTCATATTCTGCGCTCATACAGAGACTATAAAAGATGATGATGGATATATGTTTACGCATATAAAGACCAATGGTAAGAAGCTGAACAAGATTGGGCTTGAGACCATACTTCCGGTGGTGTTACTCGCCGTGAGAAACAGTGATGGTAAGTACGTATTTGAGACACAGTCCAATAATTCAACGGCTAAAACGCCGCTAGGGGCATTTGAGGATTTTGAGATCGATAATGATATTCAGATCGTACTTAAAGCACTGGAGGAGTTTTAAATGAATGTAAATGAAATGGAATTGTTAAATAATTCAAAAGAGATTTTCAAGATGTTCAAGGAGGAAATTAAATTATGAAAAATATTAATTGGGATAATGTACAGGAAGCTACAGATTTTGAACGTATAAAGCCGGGTGGATATATCGCCACAATATTGACGGTTGAGGACGATCCGGCGAGGGAATATTTGAAAATGGAACTCGACATATCAGAAGGAGAACATGTAGGTTATTATTCAGACCTTGCTGCCAGCAAAAACTTTTGGGGGTTGACACTATATAGAAGTTATAAGGAGTCAGCTCAGGGGTTCTTTAAGAGATTCAAAAATGATGTTGAAAAATCTAATGCTGGGTATACGTTCAATAACGATGAGAAAACACTGGTACATAAGCAGGTGGGCGTAATACTGCGTGAAGAGGAATATGTGGCCAATGATGGATCAGTCAAAACACGCATCATCATAAGCAATACAAAGCCGGTAAGCGATATAAAAGCCGGGAAATTCAAGGTGCCCGACTTGAAGAAACTGGATGACAAAAGTGTTGATCCCCCATCTGGATTTACAGTAAATCCAGATGACATACCATTTTAAACCATGGGGTACATCATAGAAGATACAAGGCAGAAACAGGGTCAACATAACATAAAACGCGAATGGTGGGCGCAGCATAAAACGACTATAACACGTTGCCGCTTGCCATTCGGTGACTACGCAGCACCGCCCCGGGTGGCGGTAGATACCAAGGCGAACATGTCTGAGATAGCCACGAACATGTGTGGAACAGCAGTTGAACATGCAAGATTCAGGGAAGAGTGTAAGAGCGCGCAGTCACATGGCTGCAAACTCTATTTCCTTATTGAGAACGAAGACGGCATTGAAAAGATAGAAGATGTAAGTCAATGGGTGAACCCGAGATTATCCATAAGCCCTAAAGCCGTTACAGGTGAGAGGCTGATGAAGTCCATGATTACGATGTCAGAAAGGTATGGCTGTGAATTTATGTTCTGCAAACCTGAAGAGGCTGCCGAGACGATATTGAAATTACTAGGTGGTGATGACGATGCAGATGGTTGAATGGGCGTTATATTATGCTCAAATGGGCATGGCCGTATTTCCAGTGCAGCGTAAAGGAAAAGCACCGATATTCAGAGGCGGGTTTAAAAATGCCACGACTGATCCAGATAGTATAAGAGAAGCATGGAAGGATCACCCATATGCAAACATAGGTGTTGCGACCGGAAAGGTCTCGGGAGGTATATTCGTTATAGACCTCGATGTTGATGAAGACAAGGGTATGAACGGATATGACACTTTACGCGACTGGGAACGTGACAATGGAGAATTGCCAGAGACGATAAACTCTATTACAGGCAGGGGTGGTTATCATTATTTTTTTCACGCTGATCGCACGATCAAAAGCAGAACCGGCATATTAGATGGGATTGATATCCGCGGCGATGGTGGTTATGTAGTAGTACCACCAAGTCTACACAGGAACGGCAACAGGTATGAATGGGAGCAGAGTCCGGAAGATTTTGCAATCGCTGAGGCGAATGAAACTGTATATAAACTGATATCCATAGGCAGGGCTGATGGAGAAAATACATTTTCCATAGGTGCAGTCGTGGGCGAGGGCATCAGGAACGATACCATGTTTAAGCTTGCCTGCAGTTTACAGGCAAAAGGACTGTCTGATGAGACCATAATAGAGGCGGTAAAAAAGGAGAACCAGTTGAAATGCATACCGCCGCTTGACGATGAGGAACTTAAGCGAACCATAGAGAGTGCTTTGAGTAAAGAAAAAGGTAGGCTTTCAGTAGTATCATACACTCCAAAAGCCCCGCAGTACATCACCCTCAATATGACTGGCGAGGGTGATAAGGCAAAAGTGGTACAGTCAATCGAAAATGCATGCACGGTCTTGCGTGAAGATGAAAATTTACACAATAAGATTCGCCTGAATTGCCTTTCATATAACGTGTTTGTTTGTGGGAAATTGCCGTGGGGCGAGGGTATTGAATATCGTGAATGGACAGATACGGATGATAGTAACTTGCTTTGCTATATTGAAAGGCAATACGGACTTAAAAACAAGGACAACACTTTAAAGGCGTTAGATATCGTATCTTCAGAAAACGCATTCAATCCAATAACACAGCACCTTGACGGTCTGCCAAAATGGGATGGACAGGCTCACATTGAGAATCTATTGCCTGATTATCTTGGTGTCGAAAAGACCAGATATTCAGGCGAAGTTATGAAGCTGTTTATGATCGGAGCCATTTCAAGGGCATGTGAACCGGGCTGTAAATTTGATTATATGATAGTTTTGGTAGGAGAGCAGGGCATAGGAAAATCCACGTTTCTCCGAAGGCTCGCGATGTCTGACGCATGGTACGACGATAACTTTAACACCGTTGAAGGAGATAAGGCGGTTGAGAGACTGCGAGGCATGTGGTTCGTGGAGCTGGCAGAACTTCTGGCAGCCAAAAGGCAGAAGGAAGTCGAAAGTATAAAGGCATTCTTGACATCTACCATAGACACATACAGGCCGCCATATGGTAGGAGAACAGTGCAACGACCGAGAAGGTGCGTATTTGCAGGCACTACCAATAACGAGCACTTCCTCACGGACGTAACAGGAAATAGGCGATATTTACCATTGCGTACTAATAGGAGGCGAGTGAAGAAGTCACTGTTTGATGATGAGGGAGCGGTCAGGGCGGATATTGAACAGGCATGGGCGGAGGCGCTCCATATATATAAGACAGAGCACCCAAGGCTCATAATGCCAAAAGACTTGTATGATGATGTTAAAGCGGTTCAGGAAAGTTTTCTCGAAGAGGATCCCCGGGTCGGAATAATACAGAGCTATCTTGACGGGCTGACTGCTGACAGAGTTTGTGTGATGCAGATCTGGGAGGATGCGCTGAAAATAGAGGTCAAACCTAAAAGGAAGGAAAGTAATGAGATACATGACATCATGAGAAATTCGATTGTAGGCTGGACCGATATTGGCAGAAAGAAGACGGTGAAGTATGGGACGCAGATATGTTATGAGAGAGAAAAGCAAATTGAAGGATTTTATGAGACTGATGATGGCGAGTTTTAGAAGGTTATCATAGAGTATATATGTTAGTAACCCTTTTAAACGTTGAAAAGTCAATGAATGCAGCAGTTTCAGAAAAATAGACTATATATGTTAGTAACCTCTAGTAACCTTGCTAGTAACCCTTACAATCATTGATATTTCAACATTCATTGACTCTCTTAGAGAGAAGGTTACTAAAAATATATATAAAAAAGTACAAAAATGAAATACGTTTTTGTAAATATAAGAAAAATTGATAATTTTAGTAACCCTATTCTTTCAAAAAACGGCATAAACATTGAAATTTAAACGTTTGTTTAGGGTTATTAATATTTTGAAGTTAGTAACGGTTAGTAACCCTTGGAGGATGTTATGAAAATACAGTTAGATGATAAACATTTCCTTAACAGTGATCCATACTGCTACTGGATCACCTGCGTAGTGAAATCTAAAGAAGGAAAACCTTATGAGAAACGTGTGAGCGGTTATGCAGCGACTTTTGGTGATGCGGTGAACAGTTTTATAGAGAAGACAATAAAACAGTCTTCGAGTGAAAATATACGTCTCTTGAGAGAGGAGATAGAGAATCTTAAATGTGAAGTAATGGAATGGAGGTGCAACATTGAGTTTGATTGATATGTATGTGAGAGACAAATGCACGGGCAAAATCCATAAAGTAGGCACTGATCCACATGATTCAATATGGGTCAGCAGCAAAGGAATAGTACATTACATGAACCTGCAGAATGGTGATGGTGCCTCAGGAGATGGCCTTAATGATCAGAGTGGGTATGAGTTCATGCCGAGTGATTGTGGAGAAATTAATGGTGAGAATGATGCTGTAGTGTTTATCTGTAGCGATTCGGAATACTGCTCTGACGATACTTTGGAACATGATATACGACTTGCTAATGCGTTTATAAAAAGGGCGAGGAGCAGAGATGAAAAAGTATAGTGACAGGGTGCGTGAGTACGAGATCAAAAAGAATATATTGATTATGTCCTGTAGGGCCCCTGAAATATTAGAAAAAGAGTTAAAACGATTGGCAAAGGAGTTAAAAATATGAGAATTTATATATCAGGTAAAATGACCGGTCTTGATAAAAAAGAATATGTGGGCAAATTCAACGCAGCAGAAAAACGCTTAAGAGGAGAAGGGTATGAGGTAATAAATCCGGTAACGGTAGACGCATATGGTCTTGATTATGAAAAATCTATGGCTATAGATTTAATCCTTTTAGAATCTTGTGATGGTATATATATGCTGGATAACTGGAAGGAAAGTAAAGGTGCGAGGATTGAAAGAAATCATGCTATGAGCATGGGTATAATTATTCTTTATGAAAATCAGCCTGTTTTCCAAAAATTCACGGATTCAATAAGATCGGTCACTGAAAAAATAACAGAGGTAGCAGGCATATGACTTTATGGATATCCGTAACAAACGATAGATACGAGCTCCCCCGCATAATCAAAGATACGGCAAGCCAGCTTGCCACAGCGTATGGGATAAGCGACAGCAATCTGCATCAGAGTATGAGAGATGGAAGGGCATACAAGAAGTTTGGTGTGAGGTTTGTGAAAGTGGAGGTTGGAGATGATGGATAAAAAGCAGTTAGAAAGTTTGCGTATGTTGTACATAGAAGTGGACGAATTGGCAGGGGATATTATTTCTTTAAAGCCTAAAGTAGTCATAGACTCTGTTACTGGAAGTACTCCTGAGAGACCTGACAAGCACGTTATACCGATAAAAGGCATTCACATGGAGGAATATATCCATTTACAGAAAAAACTCGCTCAAAAGACTCGAAAACTCCTTAAACAAATAGATAAAATGGAGAAATGGATTGATTGTGTTGAAGATAGCGAGCTAAGAACAATATTTAGACTCAGATACCAAAAAGGTAAAACATGGGCAGAGATAGGACAATCTTTAGGGTATGATAGGAGGACTGTGGCGAGAAAATGTGATATGTTTTTTGAAAATTAGTATATTATAATTAAAAAACAGGGTGTATAATGCGGATAAAATAAAACCACCTTAGTCGGTGGTTGAGTGGACATTTTTATTCCGTTGTGATTTGAGGAACTCGATATATTGTTTGACTTGCTCTATTTCGTCATTGGTAAGGTCGGAAACGTCAAGTGGTGCATTGTATGACATGGAGGGTTCTGCGAAGAGTTGGAGTTTTGTTTTAAGATACTCAGAGGTACTTTTTTCATGTAACAAATCGTGCATATGTTCATGAATAACATCGTAGTAGACTTTGTACGTTGCTTTATAATTTTCATTTAATAGTGAATATGTAGCCTCAGTGCCTAATGCTTCACATATTTTGGCAAGTGTTTCAGTGCTTATATCGTTACTATCACGTTTTATTATGGAATATAAAGTTGTGGAAGGAATACCTGTTTTTTCGGATAAATCAATTACAGTCATATTTTTGTTTGTTAAAATTTTTTTTAGCGATGCACCGTATCCCATAAAGTTCACCCTCCTTAATTACTATGCTTATATTTATGAGTATAGTAAAACATAAACACGAAAAAAAGTAAACAATTATGAAAAAGTATATTGACAATTACTAAAAAACGTAATAATATGATGTAGTGAATTATGAAAAAACGTAACGAAAGGAGGCGAATAATGAAAACATTAGGAATAAAAGTCGATGATGAATTTCACAAGAAAATGAAAATTCGAACTATTGAGTTGAATTGTAGCATTAAAGATTACATAATTCATCTAATCAAAAAGGATTTACAAAAAGAAAAAGAGTAACTAATCACTTTAGCCGAGGATAGTTACTCACAGTCAAATCCAGAGAGGATTCTAAATGAATTATAACAGGTCTCTTTCTGGATGTCAAAAGAGAAAGAGAGGAAAAAATGAACAATTTAACAGTATTTAAAAACGAGCAGTTTGGAGAAGTAAGGGTTATAGAACAGAATGGCGAGCCGTGGTTTATAGGCAAAGACGTAGCTGACATATTAGGATATACAAATTCCAGAGACGCTTTAGGAAGCCATGTTGATGATGAAGACAAGAATACCGTAGCAATTTCCGACGGAAAAAGAGGTAATCCAAACTAAACCGTCATTAACGAATCCGGCTTATACAGCCTTATTCTTTCCAGCAAGCTGCCGCAAGCAAGACAATTTAAAAGGTGGGTAACAAGTGAAGTGCTTCCATCAATCCGCAAACATGGTACATATATGACACCTGAAAAGATAGAGGAAGTACTCCTTAATCCAGATACAATTATCAGCCTTGCACAAGAATTAAAGGATGAAAGGGCTTTAAGAAATAGATTACAGGATAAAATTGAGGAGGATAGACCAAAGACTATATTTGCCGATGCTGTAGCAGCTTCAAAAACATCTATTCTTGTTGGAGATTTAGCAAAACTGATAAAACAGAATGGTGTTGATACAGGGCAGAAAAGGCTATTTCAGTGGTTAAGAGAAAATGGATATCTTATCAAAAGAAAAGGTGCCGACTGGAATATGCCAACGCAGAGAGCAATGGATAAAGGGCTCTTTGAAGTTAAAGAAACAGTTATAACTCATGCTGATGGACATACTTCAGTAAGTAAGACTGTTAAGGTTACAGGTAAGGGTCAGCAGTATTTTATCAACAAGTTTCTGGAGGTAGCATAAAATGGCAACAAAAAGTTTTTTTAGATTGGAAAATTTAAGTGTCAGAGCTGATGGATTAAGCAGTATGGCACACGCTCTAAGGGATTGTTTTATTGAAGGTCCTAATGCCCCTGAAACATATAACGATGCAATAGATTTATTATCAAACTTAATGTATGACTTTAAAGAAGAGTTAAATGAGGTCATAGGCGAGATGTGCAAGGAACGTAAAGAGGCTAAAAATAATATGTCGTAAAGTAAAATTGTAGTAAATTCAAGTTGCCCACAATGCCCGTTTTTTCTGATGTATAATGATATCAAGTAAAAGTGGCTTTGAACAGATTTTTTTAAGAGAGAAACTATTAGAGACGGCAAACACCGTCTCTTTTAATATGCAAAGAAAGGAGCGAGCCTGATGGCTAAGGGAAAATATGAATATTGGCTAACACCAGAAGGCTTGTTGAAGCTGGAAGGGTGGGCAAGAGATGGCCTTACGGATAAACAGATTGCAGAGAATATTGGAGTAAGTGAAAGGACTTTCACAGGATGGAAAAAGAATTATCCTGCCATTTATTCCGTCCTAAAAAAGGGAAAAGAGGTTGTCGACCGTCAAGTTGAGAACGCATTGCTTAAAAGGGCATTGGGCTATACCTATGACGAAGTAACCATAGAAGGTGGTGTTGAGACGAAGAGAGTTACAAAAGAAGTAGCACCAGATACTACGGCGCAAATTTTCTGGCTTAAAAATCGCAAGCCGGAAGACTGGCGGGATAAACGGGAGATTACGACCAATGATAACGATCAGGTCATGGATTTCATAAAGGCTATGCGTAATGATTCAGCTAAGTAAAAAACAAATTGAGTATACGCAGAAAGCTAACCACCGATGGAATATAAAATCAGGCGCGGTGCGCTCGGGCAAGTCGTTTGTGGATATCGCGAACGTTATACCCGAACGGATTATCAGCCGAAAAGATAAAAGCGGGTTAGTAGTTATTGCCGGTGTGAGCAGGGATACGGTTGAGAGAAATGTTCTACAGCCTATGCGAGAGATTTACACCGCAAAGCGCGTAAGCCCTATAAACGTAAGCAAGAATACCGCAACGCTTTTCGGACAGGAAGTATATTGCCTGGGCGCTGAGAAAATAAACCAGGTAGCGAAGATACAGGGCGCAAGCATTAAATACTGCTACGGCGATGAAATAGCAAAATGGAACAAGGAATTTTTTGAGATGCTGAAATCTCGAATGGATAAGCCATATTCCTGCTTTGACGGGGCATGTAATCCGGAGTTTCCTACGCACTGGCTCAAGGAGTTTTTGGACTCAGACGCAGACATATATTTGCAGCACTACAGGATTTTCGACAATCCGTATCTTGACCCCGGTTTTGTGGAAAATCTGTGCAAGGAATATGACGGCACGATATATTATGACAGATATATCGAGGGCTTGTGGAAGAGAGCCGAGGGCGCGATATATAGGAAATTTGCGGACGCGCCGGATCGCTTCAAAGTCGTGCCTGATATCGGTAAGATAAGCAAAATCGTTGTCGGGGTAGACTTTGGGGGCAATAGCTCCGGCCATGCTTTCGTGGCGACGGGGTTTATTGGATACGGCAAGGTGATTCCGCTGATGTCACGGCGAATTATGCAGAAGGACTATCCTGAGCCAATTGACAGCAGCACGCTGGATAAGCTGGTATGCGAGTTTGTTGGCGCCATAGAAGAAAAATATGGCAAGGTGGATGAGCTTTACTGGGATAACGCCGAGACCGTACTCGGTAACACGATCAGAAACGCTGTAGAAAAGCACTTTACTCACGTTATCGTGAGACCGGCGAAGAAAATACGAATAAAAGATAGAATCGACTGCACCGTCAGACTTATGGGCGCGGGGCGTTTTTTTATTACAGAAGACTGCGAGAGCCTGTCAGGGGCGTTTCAGGAGGCCGTCTGGGACAGTAAGACCGACGAGAGGCTTGACGATGGCAGCAGCGATATAGATAGTCTGGATGCGTTTGAATACACAATCGAGCGCGACATCAGGTATCTAATTGAGTGAGGGCAGAGATGTTTGAAGGGATAAAGACATTTTGGAGGGCACTTAGAGCGATGTTTAGCACTACGGACATAAAGCGTATAGTTGGCGGAGACGTTGCGCTCACAGAAGAGCTTGTCGAGAGGATAGAGCTGTGGGATGCTATGCTGAACGGCAGAGCGCCATGGAACAATAGAGCCCCGTCTCTTGGTATAGAATCCGGCATATGCAGGGAGTTTGCCGACATTGCCATAAACGAGATGGAGGCAAAGGTTGATAATGAAAATCTTGATAAACTTTTTCGGAAGGCAATAAAGGATTTAAATGAGAATCTGCAAGAGGGAATCGCTCTTGGCTCCATGATAATAAAGCCGATGATGGGTGGCGCTGTAGAGTACGTATCGGCGAAAGATTTTATACCGATAAAGTTTGATGCGGACAGGCTGGTAGACTGCGTATTGATTGAGCGTAAAAAGCTGGAGGCGAATAAATATTTTTTCAGGACAGAGCGGCATACCCTTACAGATCAGGGCTTGCGAATCGAAAATAAAGCGTATTTCAGCGCAACGGCTGCGAACCTTGGAACGCAGACATACCTGACGGACATTCCGGAGTGGGCTGGATACCCAGAGGATATCACGTACCCCGGCATGGACAAAATGGACTTCGGTTTTTATAAAAACCCGATTAAAAACCGCGTAGATGAAACGGACTGCGGAGTATCAATCTATTCGGGCGCGGCAGTGGACAGAATACGCAAAGCAGACATTCAGGCGGCAAGGTATGACTGGGAGTATGAATCCGGGGAGCGCGCCATACATGTGGATGAAAGAGCTCTGAGAAGAGAACATAACGGCCGCGTCTATGTGGACAACTTAGACCGGCGCCTTTACCGGGGCTTGAATATAGATGCAGAAAAAGGCGACTTGTTCAAGGAATATTCGCCTGAGATGCGAGACGAAGCATTTAACCGCGGCCTTGAAAGCTACTACAGGCAGATAGAATTTATCGTCGGGTTGGCCTACGGCGATCTTTCCGACACACAGAATGTAGATAAGACCGCGACCGAGATAAGGGCTGCGAAGCAACGTAAATATAACAGAGTATCCGCGATTCAGGAGAACCTTAAAAACTGTTTGGAAGGTCTGGTCGACGCCATAGCATTTTACAACGGCTTATACACTACAGGATACAGCTTCTCGTGCTCGTTTAACGACTCGATTCTTACAGATGAAGAGGCAGAGAGAAACCAGGACAGGCAAGAAGTGTCTATGGGCGTTATGCGTCTTGACGAGTACAGGGCTAAGTGGTACGGCGAAGACCGGGAGACCGCACTCGCAAACCTCCCTGAGCAGTCAAACCCCATACTGGATAATATCGACATGAGGTAGATTGATGAGCTACAGGGATAAATACGCAGACGATATTGAGGGGCTGTTTTCCGAGCTTGAAAACCGGGTTATGGCGGATATCGTCAGGCGGATAAAGAAAGAAGGGCAAATAACGTCTACAGCGGATTATCAGGTGCGGAGGCTTCACGATATGGGTTATTCCTCAGACGAGATAGAAACACGCCTGAAAAGAGCCCTAAACGCCTCATACGGTGATATCTGGAAGCTCTATGACGATGTGGTGGAACAGGAGTATACGAGAAACAAGAAAATATACGAACAGATAAACGGCGAGTTTGTGCCGTACGATGAAAACGAACAACTGCAACAGCAGATCGAGGCCGCGAAGAAACAGGCGGGGAGAGATATTGAAAACATGACAAAGACTTTAGGCATAGTGGAAAGTGTCGGCGGACAAATGACATTCCTGCCGCTTACCGAATTTTACCGTAAAACGTTAAGCGCTGCGGTATTGGATATAGCTTCCGGGGCATTTGATTATAATTCAGTCTTGAAACGGACAGTAAACACGCTGGCAAATAGCGGCATACGAACAATAGACTACACAAGCGGATATACCAGCAGGCTTCCTGTTGCTGCAAGACGCGCGGTCATGACTGCCGTCTCCAAGATGGCGGGTGAAATATCCGAAATGAACGCGGAGAAACTGGGCACTGAATATTTTGAGGTCACATACCACAGTGGCGCAAGACCGAGCCATAGAAAATGGCAGGGTCGGGTGTACTCGAAAAGAGATCTTGTACGGGTTTGTGGTCTTGGTGATAAGACAGGACTCAAAGGAATAAATTGCTATCATGACTATTATCCGTTTATCCCTGGCGTGTCGAAAAGACAGTATTCTGACAAATGGCTCAGGGAGCAGGAAAAGCTCGAGAAGAAAAAGAAAACCTTTAAAGGCAAAGAGTATACACCGTATGACGCCAAACAGAAACAGAGGCGCATGGAGACGTCTATGCGAGCGCAACGACAGAAGGTCAGACTCCTTGAAGAAGGCGGGGCAGACCCGGACGACATCATAATAGCGAAGGCGAGATATCAAGGGCAGCTTCAGGAGTATAAGCAGTTTTCAAACGCGATGGGACTTAAAGCTCAGATGGAGAGAGTATATATTGATGGTTTAGGAAGAGTGGCATCAGGTGGTAAAATTCAAATAAATAGGAGTGCAAAAGTCTCAAAGCGTGGTATAATAAACCAAAGAGACTATGACGTACCCAAAGGCCTTGGCGCTGCGGCAAAGCGGTACGATGTTCGCTTATTGCAAGGCGGTAACGCAAGCATTAAAGAAGGTAGCAAGATCACGAAAATAAAGACCTTTGCGGGGAAGGGAACAGATAAAGAGATTCGCGACCGCTTTGATCTCGAAGCGCAATACGGTCACCCTGCCGATTCTTGGCAAAAGAATAGGGGTGAAGCCGTTGTTGTTCATAAAGGTAAGGAGCGAAAAGCTGAAATTCATTGGTACGAAGCAGAAGGCGAGAAGGTAAGAATGAAAGTAAAGAGGTACTTTGATGAAGGTTAAGTATATCGGTGAAGATGTTATGCCTCTGGATTTAATACCGGGAAAAACTTATGCGTGCTTAGGAAAAGAGTATGACATGTATAGGGTTATAGACGAGACCGGAGAGGATTATTTATACCCAGAGGAAGCGTTTGAAGTTTTAGAAGAATAGTTGGGGTAGAGGAATAAAGCAAGCGTTTATATAATCCACGGAACGTACTCGGCTGTCCTTCGGGCGCCGGGTCTTTTTATAAGATAACTGAGACCAGTCAAATATGGCTGGTCTTTTGTTATACAAAATTTGCTGATCTGCGGGCGTATGAGCGCAGAGCGCTGAGCCAAGAGATAGGCGTAAAAAATCGTAGGCGAGAAAGGAAACGAATGAAAAGAGAATTTTTAGAAGGGCTTGGACTGGAAAAGGAAGCTATCGACCAGATTATGGCTGAAAACGGCAAGGATATCGAAGCCGAAAAAGCAAAGGCGACAGCCGCCGAAGCTGACAGAGACAAGTATAAGGAGCAGCTTGATACCGCAACAGCGGAGCTTGAAAAGTTTAAGGACGTGGAGCCGGAAGAAATGCAGGCGACTATCGAAAAGCTACAGGCAGATATCAAGGCCAAAGACGAGGAGTACGCTGCTAAGGAGGCCGACCGCGTTTTCAGGGACGCGGTAAAAGAAGCGATATCGGCGGCCGGCGGCAGAAGTGATAAGGCTATAATGGCTATGCTCGACCTTGATACGCTTAAAGGCAGTAAGAACCAGAAGAATGATATCAAGGCCGCGCTTGAAGAGGTGAAGAAGGATAACGACTATCTCTTTAAGAGTAAGGAGCCGATAGATAATCCTAATCCTACAGGTCCGATAGGAGGAGGCGGCGGAGCCGGAGGAAGCTCGTCCGCGCTTAGGGCAGCAATGGGACTGCCAGAAGAAAATGGAGGTAAATAAATAATGGCAAACAGCATAACTTTAGCAAAAAATTATATCAGCCTGCTTGATGAGGTATATAAGAAGGCGTCGCTCACGTCTGTTCTGGATAGCGACGCGTCTACAGCAAGGCAGGGAGCAAACGCAAACGAGATCATGGTACCGAAGCTTTCCATGGATGGCCTTGCAGACTATTCCAGGAATGACGGTTATATCAAAGGCGACGTGACGTTCAACTGGGAAACTGTTAAATTCAACTACGACAGAGGTAGATTGTTTGAGGTTGACAGCATGGATGATGAGGAGACTGTACAGCTCGCTTTCGGAAGACTTGCGTCTGAGTTCGTAAGGACGAAAGTAGTACCGGAAGACGACGCATTCACGTTCGCTACTCTTGCCGGCATATCCGGGATATCTAAGGTTGCCACTGGGGCTACGCTTTCGGATGGCGCCGGAGTAATGGCGGCAATCAAAGCAGGCGTTGATACGATGGATGAGGACGAGGTACCGGATGAGAACAGATATCTGTTTATCACGCCGACGAACCTTTCCGCTATCAGGGCGATGGATACCACGAAGTCCAGGGAGCTGCTTGACGGATTTACGCAGATCGTGAAGGTGCCACAGAGCAGATTCTATACGGCGATCGACCTGTATGATGGCGCAGACCATACAAGCTCTGAGGGCGCCGATGAGACTATCGGCGGATACGTCAAGGCATCGACTGGTAAGGATATCAACTTCATGATAATCCACAAACCGGCCGTACTTAAATACTGGAAGCATACCGCGTCCAACATAATCACGCCGGAAGCTAATCAGAGGTCTGATGGGTATATCCAGAAGTACAGAAAGTATGGTCTGGTCGACGCCTATGAGAATAAGCTTGCCGGTATCTATCTGCACTATAAGGCGTAAGAGGTTCGGCATGGCGAAAAGGATAGGTCTAACTTTTGCGGAAAAACGCGCGTCGCGAGCCGGAAAGGCCGGCTCCCCGGCGCAGGTAAAACCGCAACCGGTAAAAGATAAAAAAGAAAAGAAAGACGAGCCGCGGGGGGTAACAAAATGAACAGGTATGCGGACTACGAGTATTATATAGATACCTATTGCGGGGATATGATAGAGGTACATTTTAATAGGCAGATCGTGAGAGTAAGTAGCTTTATAGATTATATCACCTTCGGACGTCTTGGCGGTCCAGAAGCAGCACCAGAGGAGGTAAAATACGCGGCCTGTGAGATGTGCGACGTCCTACAAGCTTACGAGGACGCAAAGGTCGAGGGAAGGGATGTGCAGTCCGTGAGTAATGCGGGGTACTCTGTAACTTTTGCCGGGTCCGCGGATACAGGCGGCGCGAATGCCGAGATGAACAGGATAGCGCAACGGTATATACCGGCACATCTGTTATCTATGTGTGTGTATGAGAAAGGGCGGCGGTTTGATGAGTGATACGCTTTTCGGCGATGTCGTTACACTGTACAACCATTATGACGGTAAATGGTATCGGACAGTCCTCACCGGCGTGCAATGGACAGAGAAGACGACGAAAACGGTTGACTCTGACGGAAAAATGCACGTTAATCCCGAAATCGGACTTACGGTACCATATCGCGCCGGATATGTACTGAAAAAAGAGTATGTAGGACGCGGGTTTACCTTTGGGCTTGACAATCTTGATGTTGTCGTACTTGGCTGCTGTGAGGCCGAGATAACAGACGATTACACAATAACGGACTTAAAGCGCGATTACGAAAGCGCCGCGACAATATACACCGTGTCGGACAATACTCTAAGACCGCTTTTAAAGCATTGGAGTGTGAGCGCGAAGTGAAAATAAAGATAAAAACAAAAGTACTGGTGAACGCTGCAAAGACAGCAAAGCAGCGGGGCCTTGGTATAGGCGGCAAGGCTCAGCAGTTTATAGATAGCGAAGTGCTGAGACTCTGCGAGCCAAATGTACCGAAACGGGGCAGCGAGTTGATACGGTCCGGCATTCGTTCGACGGTGATCGGGCAGGGGCAGGTAATTTACAACACCCCTTACGCCCGACGCTGGTATTACGAGCCCGCGGATTTTAGCGAAGCGCCTAAGCGCGGTAACTATTGGTTTGGCCGCATGATGAATGAAGGCGGCAGAGAGTCTATCCTGAAAGGCGCGGCGGCCGTATGTGGCGGAAAGGCAGGCAAATAATGAGCAAGATAAAAGGTCTTCTGGAGTGGTTCAAGACATGCCCGGAGATAGAGGACATTACCGAGATAGACGTGAGCCAGCTCGCGCCGGAGGACCCCGCGGCGGGGCTATACAAACAGCCCACGATAACGGTGCAGAAGCTCATCGACGGTAGCGAAATACGGACAGAGACGTATTATTTGCTGTTTCTGCGGCCTATGAATTTACGCACTGAGAGGGTCGATAACGAAGAGTACCTTGAGACTGTTGAGGATTGGATATGGGCGCAGGAGCTGGCGGAGAACTATCCGGATATCGGGTATCCGGTGCATAGCATAGACATGAGTAACGCATTCTACATGCTGTCCCGCACAGAGGATTCCGCGGCGTACCAATTCACAGTATCAATAACATATGAGAGAGGAGTAAAAAAATGATAAAGAAACATCAGATTGCGTTATTTTTCGATTCCGGAACGGAGCCGAGCTCCCCAACATGGAAGCGGATCAAGAAGTCGACGGAGCTGACGCTGTCATTTAATCCGGAAACAGAGGAATTTGATTATATAGCAGATGAAAACCCTACGACGGAGCTGACGAAATATGCGCCGTCGCTTGAACAGCCGCTCAAAATGTACGAGGACGAACCGGATTTCAAATTTTTCTGGGAGAAGTGCTATAATCTGCCGACCGGAACGAGCGCGAAGGTGCCTATGCTAATCGTGTTCATGTTTGGCGCAAGCGGTAGCGGCCCGGAAGCGGAGTATAAAGCATGGAAGGTAGACTGCATGGTAAGCTTCAACGAGATGAACGGCGTGGACAGCGAGCTCAATTTCGAACTGCTGTTCGGCGGTAATATCGACCGGGGAACGGTCACTGTGACGGGAAGCTCGCCGGACTATGTTCCGACATTTACGATAAGTACGCCCTGATTCGCCGGCCGAAGCCGGCCCGACAGAGACAGAAGTTGATGAACAAGAAGAAATGAGGGAGGATAGTACCGATGAACAAGTTTGAGTGGGAAGGCAAAGAGTATGAGCTTGCACCGAAAACGTTGAAGACCGTAAGAGTGATAGAGGCCGCGGAAAAGGCGCCCAGTATGATCGAATCCTACAGGAAGCAGTGGGAGCTGGTTAATGAGGCGCTGGGGGATAAGGTGGCGAAAGAAATCCTCGGCGCGCAGACCATAGAAAAGGTTGACGTGGTGCGGCTCACGTTGGTGTATAACGGCGTGATACTGGCGTACGAAAAGCCGCTTCGGGAAATGCGAAAAGCGCAGGAGACCGAACTGCTCGACAGTCCGGTATTTGACGCTGTGCGAGACACTGCGGAACAGGTAAAGATAATCGAAAACGCAGGGAAAAGCATAAAATGATAGATCTTAAAACGAAAGGGCTACCGAACGGTATTGAGATAGGCGGTACGCCCTTTTTGCTTGACACTGATTTCCGCGTATGGATGACGTTTCCTGAGCGTATAGGCCAGCTGAGAGACGGTGAGATTACCGGGTATCGCGGATTGTTCCTGGAACGGTACCCGACACCCGGCAAGGCGGTTATCGAGGCGTTGGGGCGGTTTTACAGGCCGCCGAGAGAGGTGCCGAGGGCAGAGGAAACAAGTGAGAGGCTATTAGATCTGGATATAGACGCGGACTATGTTTACGCCGCGTTTCAACAGGCCTACGGAATTGATCTGACGGAGGCCGATATGCATTGGCATAAATTCTCCGCGCTTCTCGCCGCCGTTCCGCAGGGGACTACACTGACCGATATAATCGGCTATCGAAGTTATAAGGGAAGCAGTAAAGATCCATTGCATAAAGAGCACATGAAGCTAAAGGGAATGTGGGCGCTCCCGCAACCGGTGAGCGACGACGAAAAAGAGGCGATAGAGGAGTTTAATAAGCTCTTCGGGTGAATAGATGGCAGACGGAAAAATTATATTTGAGACCCTGCTGGACGAGTCCGGACTGCTAAAAGGACTTGATGATGTAGAAGCGACCGCGGGGCAAAAATTAGGGGTTGTCGGTTCGGTGTTTGAGAAAACAGGCGGCATAATGACGAAGGCGTTTACAGGGCCAATCGTGGCCGCTGGTACAGCATTTATGGCGACCGCGGAAAAGACGCGAGAATATCGTACCGAGATGGGGAAGCTAGAAGCGGCATTTACGACTGCCGGGTTTTCGGCGGAAGCCGCCAAAGGCGCGTATGAAGACATTTACGCGGTGCTGGGCGAAGAAGATACGTCGGTTGAGGCGGCGAACCATTTGGCACAGCTTACGGACAATGAAAAGGAACTTGCGACCTGGACAGGTGATATTCTACCGGGTGTATTCGCCACATTCAGCGATTCATTACCGCTGGAGGGTCTGACGGAGGCCGCCAACGAGACGGCAAAAGTAGGGCAAGTCACAGGGCCGCTTGCCGACGCGTTAAACTGGGCCGGCGTGTCAGAAGACGAGTTTAATAAAAAACTGGCCGCTTGTTCTACAGAGCAGGAACGACAGGCCCTTATAACGGAAACGTTGAACGACCTGTACGGGGACGCGTCGGATAAATATAAAGAGCTCAACGGCGACGTAATGGACGCGCACAGGGCGCAGGCCAAACTGACGGACGCAATCGCCAAAATCGGAGCCGTAGCGGAGCCCATAATGACGTTGCTTAAAGACAAAGCGGCAGACCTCCTGACCGCACTGGCGGGGCTAATAGAGTATATAGCGGCCGCCCCGGGCTGGGTACAGGGTCTTGTACTGGGGTTCGCCGGACTTCTTGCGGCGGCGGGGCCGCTTCTTGTAATATTCGGTAAGCTTGCTACAGGGCTTGGGAATATTATGGATTTTACATCTCGTGTGCGGGCGTCGCTGGTTAAAAAGTCGGCGGCTATGGCCGCGGACACCGTGGCAACGACAGCCAATACCACCGCGACCGCCGCCAACACCACAGCGACGAATCTTGCTACAAAGGCGAAATCCGCGCTCAGCAAGGTTTTGACTGCGGGTAAATGGCTACTGCTTGGGGGAGCTATAGTCGGAGTGTCGGCGTTGCTGTTGGCGTTCGTCAAAGACAGCGACGCGGCGACAGCTATGGTGCAGAACTTCTCCGGGAAAATCGTTGAGATGGCGGGGAAGTTTGCGGATATGTTGCCACAGATTATAGAGGCAATCTCAGCCGCGCTACCGACGATTATAAACGCCGGAGTCGAAATTCTGACAGCGCTATTGCAGGGAATCACGCAAGCGTTGCCGCAGATCGTAGCGGTGATACCACAAATACTTAACGCAATAATTACCGCTATAACGGAGAATCTGCCTATGCTCATCGAGGCGGCGATTCAGATTATTATGGCGTTGGTACAGGGGCTTGTGCAGGCGTTGCCTATGCTGGTAGCCGCAATACCGCAGATAATCACCGCTATCATAAACGCTATAACAACAAATCTGCCGATGATAATCAACTCTGCGGTTCAGATTATTATGGCATTGATACAGGGGTTCATACAGGCGTTGCCGACACTGATCGCCGCGATACCGCAGATAATAACGGCGATAATTACCGGGATAACGCAGAATCTGCCCGCTATCATAAGCGGAGCCGTGCAAATCATTGTGGCATTGATACAAGGATTGATTCAGGCCATACCACAGCTGATTGCCGCACTGCCACAGATAATCATGGCTATCGTAAACGGTTTGATATCAATGCTTGGCCAGATTTTCAGCGTCGGCGTGCAGATTTTGAAAAAGCTGTGGGACGGTATATCAAGTTGGGTAGGCTCCCTGGGGTCGAAGGTAGTGTCGTTTGCGAAGTCTCTGCCAGGGAAAATCAAAAGCGGCATAGGATCGTTGGTATCCGTCGGCAAGGACTGGGTAAAGGGTCTGTGGAACGGTATAAAAAACGTGACGGGCTGGATAGTCGATAAGATCAAAGGGTTCGGGCGTTCCTGTTTGAACGCCATAAAGGATTTCTTCGGTATACATTCGCCATCTCGTGTCATGGATAAGATCATCGGTCGAAATCTGGTTTATGGTCTGGCTGATGGAATTACCTCCCAGACGAAATTGGCGGTAAAAGCCGCCCGAAAGCAGATGATGGCGGTACAGGACGCCTATTCAGCGGCGGAATTGGCGATTACCCCCGACTGGAAACCGCCGGAAGCGCGGATTTACGATGCGAGGTTTTCCGGAGGAGCCGCGTTTGCAGCTTCAGCTCCGGCTGCTCCTGGCGCCATAAATCAAACGGTAAATATCTATCAGCCGGTTGAAACGCCACACGAGACGGCCAGAGCTATAAAAAATATAGCGACATTCGGACTTGCGGGCGCGGGAGGTGTAGTGTAAATGGCTAAAATTGTAAGAGTCGTCGCAAAGCGAAGCGATGGGCAGGTTTTTTCATATGAGAACGCCGATTGGAGGATAATAAGCATTGAGGGTATAGATTTCCCAACGATGGAAGTCTTTACAAAAGAAAGAGGATTTGGAAACGGAGATATAATAACCGGCAAGCGGAAAGGTAGCAGGGATGTAGATATTGTCGCCCGAAGCCAAAACAGTGCGACTAATGAATATGACAGGACTATGGCACTTGCGTTTCATAATGCCAATCATGTGTATGACTTGGAATTTACATATATGGGAAATACGCGCATTGCAAAAAACTGTGTAATAACCGGAGCGAAGTGCGAAGCGGAAACGGTATATCGAAATCAAGAAATTACAGTGAGCTTTAAAGCCCCCGATGCCGACCTGTACGCTGATTTACAGACGCAGACAAACTTTGTAGCCACGACTCCGTTGTGGCATGTCACAAGAGCTTATCCACTGGGTGGAAGCCTTCCATTTGACAGCATGGAAAAGGCTATTATAAAAACGGTGAATTACCTCGGAAGTGAGCCTGCGCCGATAATAGCGACGCTTAAAGCAAAAGGGCTAGTAAATGGCGTGATCGCCCGAGTAGGCACGGTGACCATAACCGTTGACGTACAGCTCACAAGCGGCGATACGATCGTCATCGATGCGGAAAACAAGCTCGTAACGCTCAACGGTGAGAGGGTGTCAGAGAGTCTGTACAATTATCTGGACCTACCGAGCCTTGCGCTCCAGTATGGGGACAACGATGTTCAGGTTTCCGCAGAAGACGAGAATAACTTGGCTTTTGACGCCCGAATGGATTACACAGGAAGATACGGAGGATTGTAATGGTTTTAGTGTTCGATAAATTCGGGAAACCGCTCGGTACAATAGATTTCATAGAACTGCAATGGTCACGAAAATACCTTGAGTGCGGGTCCTTTGTCCTTTATCTTACGGCAGATGCTTATATGCCGGATATGAAATACGTAAAGTATAACGACCGGCCAGAAACTGGTCTTGTACAAAAGGTTGAATATGAAGAAAAGGTCTCTGGTAAATTTATAACTGTGTCTGGGTTTTTCGTTGATAAAGTATTGGATTGGGGCGCGGTAGCGTTCGCGTTCAATTTCGAAGAGGGATGGAACGTTGAAAAAATGTTGAAAGAGTATATGTGTAGCGCCCTGAATCTAAACTTTGATACAGGAGAAATAGAAAGAGGCGTGATGGACACCGGAAAGCGTGTAGTGCGTAAGCTTGAGTTTGATGCAGACAGTGCGTTCCCGACGGCGATAAGCAACGCCGTACCGGCCGGGCAAGCTCTTGGGCAAGCACTTTACAATATACTCTCTGGCGATAATTGGAGTTACACTTGTACGCCTGTATATTACACAGATGAAAGCAAGCCGCTTTTGGGGCTTACGGTAAACTTCTGGAAAGGTCAGGATTTGCGAAACACCGTGAGATTCTCAGATTCCCTTAATAACGTGAGCCGCGTTAATTATACATATGATGAATCCGGAGAGTTTAGTCGGTATATGATCTTACAGGCGCTTCCGGAAGGTACAAGCGCCATAGACTGGCCGACTGATTATGGGGTCGTGACGGGCTGGATAGAAGAAGGAAAACTAAAATCATACTTTCAGACATATTACGAATATGATGGAAACCGGCCTCAAGATATGGGCCTGACGAAGCCGGAAAAAGTGTTTTTCTCGCAAATTGATGGGATAGATTTGGTTCCGGCCAACGCCGAAGTTCTCTCAAACAAGATGAAAGCTGCGGCGCAGGTAGATATGTTGAGTAACTACAAAGTGGAGAGTATTGCGGCAGAGGTTCTTCAGGAGCGGTTTTTTTACCGGAAAGACTACGACCTGGGCGACATCTGTACGGTATCAATCGACGCTATTCGACAGATGTATACAGCGAGAATTATAGAGGTGGACGAAGTTTATAGCAGTAATAAATTAGATGTAACGGTAGTGCTTGGCACACCGCAAAAACAGAAATGGAGGGCGATGTAAATGGCGGAAATAAGTTATCCGTTCGAATCGCAGAATACAGGGACCGCTGACGCGCCCGTATACGACAGAGCGATAACGGCAGACAACGAGAGGACGTTTAATAAATTGCGGTACCTCAATGGCGTTTTTCAAACGCCGACAAATTCATTACAGGTGACTGCGCCCGGCGGATTTGTGACCTCTGTTGCGCCCGGCGGCGCGCATATAGAGGGAGCGTTATATAATTCGGACGCAGCAAAGACATTCACACACACGACGCCCGATGCGCAGTATGACCGTATAGATAGAATAGTGATCAGGTTCGACACAGCTATGGATGCACGTAACATTGGAATATATAAGCTGCAAGGGACCCCGGCAGCAAGCCCGCAGCCGCCGGCGCTCACCCAGGAGCCTAACTATTTTGAGCTGGCCCTGGCGGATGTTCGAGTGCGGAAGGGGTCAGACGAGATCACAAACGCAGATGTCACCGACCAGAGATTAAACAGCGATCTTTGCGGGCTGGTCGTTCCGGCGATACCTACGCCGTTGAATCTGACCGATATTTTCAACCAGTATCAATCCAGCTTAGAGCAGTATATGGATCTTGTGACCTCGGCGATAGACGACACGACGGCGGGTAATCTGCAAAATCAGATAAACGAGAAGGCTGACATGGTGCACGAGCACAGCGCAGTGGATATAACATCTGGGGCCCTGCCGGTGATGTATGGCGGCACCGGGGCGGACAAGGCAAAAGAGGCGCGTCTAAATCTCGGAGCGGTTGGGATGGATGACGTTTATCCGGTGGGCAGTATATACTTGTCGTATAATAGCACGTCGCCTGCTACTCTTTTCGGAGGAAGCTGGACGAGGATATCTTCCCGGTTTTTATACGCGGCGGCAAGCGCAAGCGAAATCGGTAACACCGGAGGCGCCGCTACGGTAACGCTGACAACGGCGCAAATACCGTCGCATACACACGCGGTCAAGGGTACGAGCGCAGAAGTGAGTGGCTCTGCGGGTGCAGTTTGTGAGACTTGGCCCGATAAGACAAATAACAGAAATGGTGTTACTTTAGCGACCGGAGGCGGGGGCGCGCATGAGAATATGCCTCCGTATTTATCTGTGTACATGTGGAGACGGACCGCATAGAAAGGAGAGAGCACAATGAGGCGAGGCACAACTCCGACCATCCTTCTTACGGTGACAGGATTATCTGAGATTGTAGTAAATAAAGCATATCTGACTATAAAGCAGCGGAGCCGGAAAGTAGAAAAGGGATTATCGGAACTGGATATCTCGGGCGACGAGATACGGGCGGAGCTAACGCAAGAAGAAACACTATCGTTCATGGCGGAAGACGACGTAGAAATACAGTTGCGCGTGCTATCTCGAACCGGTACCGCCTACGCTACGAATATAATAACTGAGCCCGTGGGGGCAATATTAAAAGATGGAGTGATAGGCGATGGTAAATCTGAAAATTGAGAGCGTGCGTATCACAGAAGACTTAACGCTCGAAGGTAAAACAACAGGCACCCTGGATTTGACTGAGGACGGGAAGATATATGTCGAACAGACGGGCGAAGTTGACAACGAGCTATCTGAGACCAGTAAAAACCCTGTGCAAAACAAAGTCGTGACTGCAGCCCTGAACGGCAAGGTTGACATCGCGCAACCGGCCAACACCATTTTGGCGACGGGACCGCCCGGCCAGGCGCAGGCTATGGCATTGGGAAACGCCCTGCAAATCGACGGGCAGAGCGTGAGCGTGAAAACCGTAAACGAGATGGAGGACAGTCCGTTGCCAATGTCGGCCGCAGGTGTGCACGTTATAGTGGGTAACATAGATGCCTTATTAAAAACCATATAAGAAGGAGGTAACAAGTGAGCATCCAAACTGAAATAACCAGAATCCAGACTGCCCGGGACACGATAAGAGCCAAAGCCATCGAGCTGGGGATCGGCGGAAATACGGATAAATTAGACGCCCTGGCAACGGAAATTGACGGCATAGTAGATAATGGCGCGGTTTCTGCGGACGTAAAGGAAGGGGAAACCTACACGATCCCAAAAGGATACCACAACGGGTCCGGAACGGTTTCCGGCGTTGCGGGTGGTGGAAATTACAAATTGCAGTCTAAGGCCGCTACGCCAACAAAAAGCCAGCAGAATATAACGCCGGACGAGGGGTATTACGGCCTGTCCGATGTAACTGTTGGAGCAATTCCCGATACCTATCAGGACGTTTCCAGCGTAACGGCGACCGCTGCGGATGTTCTGGCCAATAAAGTAATAGTTGGAACTAACGGCGATCTGATAACCGGTACCATGTCGAACAACGGCGCTATAAATGCGGAAATAAACGGCCTGACAGCAACGTCGTATCAGGTCGCTGCTGGATATACAACCGGCGGTACGGTAACCTTGTCCGATGATATAGAAACAGCGCTGGCAGCCATATAGGAGGGCGCCTATGAGTATACAATCTGAGATAAACAGGATAAGCGGCAACATCGACGCCGCTTTTTCTGCTATTGAAGCCCAAGGGACACCAGTTCCAGAGGGCTCGAACAGTAATGACCTAGCGGCGCTGATTGCACAGGCTGGAGACTTGTCCGAGCGGGCGGTATTGTTGGAGCCGCAGAACGTTTTCAATGGTGGGGAGGATTTGAACGATTTTAAGATGTGCGGTAACTGGCTTTGTACAAACGATGTGATAGCGACGTCCCTTAAAAATTGTCCAGAAGGCCTTACCGATGTAGCTTCTGGCATCGGTGGTTTTCAGCTGCGGGTGCTGGCAACTACGAACAGCGTCAAGGTCCAGGAACTAATCCCGTTTTCCGGTCAGCGTTGGCACCGGTATTATAATGGTGATACATGGTCGGAATGGACAAAAGATTACAACGCGGCCGATACGATACCAATAACCAACGGTGGAACCGGGGCGCGAAATGCCGCCGCTGCGCGTGCCAATATAGGCGCATGTAGTCTCGACGATGTATACCCGGTTGGGAGTATATACTTCGCGTATAACCACACTTCTCCGGCATCAATCTTCGGGGGAAGCTGGACGAGGATATCATCGAGATTTCTTTATGGCGTAACAGCCAGCCAAACTATAGGTAGTACAGGTGGTGAAGCAGAACATTTGCTGACAAGCGCCGAGATGCCGTCTCATTCGCATACTTTTACTGGAACCGCGACAAGCGCTGGGGCGCATACTCACACTGTATCCGGAACAGCGGCAAGCGCCGGGTCACATAACCATAGTGTTCCTAATACCTCTAACGGTATAAACGGTTCGGCAGTGCGAGCAGAAAGTTGGGCGAACGCTTCGGACTCAGGGAGAACACTGAGCACCGGACTGGCGGGCGTGCATACACATGATGTTTCTGGTACTGCAACGAGCAAAGGTGCGCATACGCATACAGTCACCGGAAATATTGGAAACGCCGGCAGTGATGCTGCGCATAATAATATGCCACCCTACATAAACGTATCAATCTGGCGAAGGACAGGCTAAGAGGTGAGAAAATGAACGAAATTAAACAGGCGATGCATGAGGGCGTAAACAGTTACAATGCAGAAAATCATGAAAGCAACCTGCAATTAGCAAGGAGCGCGGGCCTTCGTGCAGCGATAGCGATTCAAGCGGAGGCCTCAAGATTAGACGGCACTGCATTAATTGAAAAAGAGTCAGATATCCCAGATTTCGACCCGGATAAGCAATATCTAAATTGGCCTTCGGGTTCTGTGGTTTGCGATGATAACCAGGTTTGGACGCTTATACAGCCGTACGATAGCGTTACAAACAGGCAAAGACCAGGCGAGGCTAGAGATCGTTGGGGACTGGCACATACAAAAGACCCAACCAAAGCAAAGCCATACGTGGCACCGTGCGGAACATCGGGCGTATATATGAAAGACGAATGTTGCATAGAAAATGATGTGGTCTATAGATCGATTATAGATGATAATATTTGGGCGCCGTCGACCTATCCTGCAGGATGGGAAGAAGTAGGTATTTAAAGGAGATTAATTATGAGAATATTGGATGAACAGGGACACGAATTACAAGAGCAGGAAATCGACTATAATACGGGATACGTAGAAAAGGAAAAAATCCTGGTGGCGCGGCACAAAGCCGTTGAAGGTGTAGAGGAAAAAGGGCACTGGGAAACGGTGGCCGAATACGCGAACGGAGGAAAGGACGTCGAATGGGTCGTCGATGTCCCTGGAGTTGAAGAAAAAGATGCGTGGGATGAGTATGAAGATATACTGCGGTTCAAGGTGTTTTCAGCAGAAGAACTGGCACAGGCGGAAATAACCGCGCTAAAGCAGAAACTATCAGATACAGATTATATTGCTATAAAGATAGCCGAGGGAGTGTCTACCTGGGAAGAATACCCGGAGATGAAGGTGCAGAGGCAAGCATGGCGAGATGAGATAAATCGCTTGGAGGCGACATCATGAAAAAGCTGATAATATCGGTCATCACTGCGTCAATCGCCGTAGTGGTTTGTACGGCGTATTTCATTTCCAGCGCAAAGCCTAAAACGCCTAAGCCTGTAGATTACACGGTATATGTATACCCAGACGGACATGCACAGATAAATGTGGACAGTATAAATAAAATAATACAAACGCATGAAGATATTATGGCAGATAACATGGAGTTGAAGGCAGGAACTATAATTCTACCCGGAAATGGAAACGAAATATATTATGATTACCCACGGAAAGACACAGTAATTATAGAAGGTGAATAATATGAAAATAAAATGGAAATTAAGACTGCAGAATAAGGCCACATTGATTGCATTGTCAACAGCGATAATAGCATTTATATATCAGATATTGGGGTTAATTGGCATAACGCCAAGCATAAGTGAATCTCAGATAGTAGAATGCGCCGGTATGCTGATAAATATATTGGCTATGCTGGGGATTGTTATTGATCCGACAACAGCAGGTGTAAATGACAGTGCGCAGGCGTTAAAATATGATGAACCTAAAGGAGGAAAAATAAATGGCTAAGATATATTTAGATCCGGGCCATGGCGGAAGCGATCCCGGAGCAGTGAAATATTTAAATGAAAGAGACGTTAATTTGGTAATGGCATTGGCGTGCAGAGATTACTTGCAAGCAAATGGAGTGATAGTAAAAATGTCCAGAACCAGTAATGAGACAAACACCAGTATTAATAGTATGGCAAAGGAAGCTAATAGTTGGGAAGCAGATTATGTTGTATCCATTCACAATAATGCCGGCGGTGGTGATGGCTTTGAGGTTTACCATACCATAAACGGTGGCAAGGGTAAAGCTCTTGCAAAAAATATTGAAACAGAAGTAAAAAAGATCGGACAAAATAGCAGAGGACTAAAAACCAAGAAAGGCAGTAATGGTGATTATTTTGGAATGATCAGATTGACAAAGGCTCCTGCGGTTATCTGCGAAGGCGTATTTGTAGACAATGCTACAGATGTAGAGATCGCAGATACTACAGCAGAACAAAAGGCGTTTGGTTATGCGTATGCAAGAGGGATATTGAAAACATTGGGGATTACGGATAATGGAATGGAGGACACAGAGCAGCATTCGGGAAGCTATCTCGTAAAGGTTACTGCCAAAGACCTATATATCAGAAAAGGTCCGGGAACAAACTACGAAAATAAAGGATTTATCAAACCGGGAGTTTATACTATAGTAGAAACACAGGGCAATTGGGGCAAGTTAAAATCCGGAGCTGGATGGATATGTCTGGATTATGCTAAAAAAATATAAAGGTGACAGAAATGGACTGGCAGATGTTAATGGCTATAGGGGGCGGCATTGTTCTTTTGGGCAATGTCGCCTCTGTTGTTAAAAATATTGTTTCCCCGGGTTTCCGGTTGAAAGATATGGTGGACAGGAACAGGGAAGCTATAGACCGCCTAAAACGGCATGAGCAGAATGATTTTCAGGCTCTGGAAGAGATACGCAATATGAATAGAACTCAGTGTGTTGTGATGATACAAATGCTTAATCATTTAATAGATGGTAATCACGTTGAAAAAATGAAAGAAACTCGAAAAAAATTACAAGATTTGTTAGCAGATATAGAAAAATAA